GTGCTGGGTTGGTCCACATTGACATTCACGTTGACGCTACCCTTGTACCCTATAAAGCATGTTGACATGCTGAGGATAGGGTGCATCTTCGTGTAAAAGACAGTCTGGTTGGGACCACTCGAAGTGGTTCCGGTCCACCAACCATTGTTGAAGACACCTGGCGGCGGCGGAATGCGCTTTATAGGGATGCGCACAGCCCCGGTGCCGGCGTCGCCAGTGGTGGTCCCAGGATACCACAGGAAGCTGAGGCTACTCCGATGCATGTACTCCCTCATCGAGCCAATGCGCTCGCCAAAAACTTGGTCGTACACGCGGTGGTTCGCGCCTCGCGGCATGAGCTCCGTGGCGTGGGCCTCGTCCAAGTACTGGATATCACTCTGCGCAGTGGCCGTGGTCTGAGCATTCAGGCTGAGGATGTTGTTACCATTGTAGACGTCGAAGTCTCGCGGGCCCGCAAACTCGATGTCATCGCAGGCGCTAGCAAACACGAGTATGGTGGCGGAAGAGCTGGCTTCTGGAGCCGTGAGTCTGTTGAGCACTCGAACGCTGAGAACACCATTGGACCGCAGCCAACTACCAGTAGGTGCGTTACTAGTGGACCATAGAGTCGAACCGGTGTTGCTGATGGCGTAAGTCTTTGTGAACAACTCACGTTGCATGTAAGGCACGACAAAGGAGCACTCACTATCCTCATCCAAGTCCATGATGGTGCTAAGGTTGTTGGCATTACCGAGTTGCGGGTTGGACGCGAGGCTTGTTGAACCAGCATCCCAGGAGATCTGCAAACGGCCCCGATGGTAGGGTGAGCGCACGACCTTGAACGTGAACTTCACGGAACCGCGCCAATACTGAAAATGATTGGCAATGTAACTCATGGGGGAATGCGCAATCTCGGTGCCTGAACGCGTGAACATCTGTGGTGCCACGGCGGTGGTGAAGAGGATCGTGTTGGGACCATCAGTGGTGTTCCATGTGGGCGCACAGATGTAGGCAGACCTACTACAGAACCTGGAAATCACGAGTTCGTCGTTGCCATCACCACCGTGCTGCTCTGAGCCAATGGCTGTTTCCTGTTTGGGCTGGAGGCTCAACTTTTGCACTGGCTCCGAGATACTGGTGCTGGCCAAGCTGAACGGCACCTGCTTCATTGGCTCCACGTCTCTGACGTTAGGCACATTGGTGAAACCAAAAAAGCTGGCTATGTCGCCCAATGTAGTGGCAACCATAGATGTAGCTTTGGCGTACGGGCCGATGTAGGGCGCGTTGGACAACTTACCAGCAACCGCAGCAACAGTGCTCGCGGGACCAGAAATCTGTCCATTGGGCCTGAACTCACTCTGCATGACAGGCATGTTCGTAGGACCACTCAGTTGCACGTCCTCAGCCCAAGCATAGATCTGGATGTCAACGTTAGTGCTGGAGGTTCCATTAGCGCTCAGTAGCGGAGCGTACTGAATCAAGTGGATGGTCCCCATGTTCGTGAAGTCCAACAGCTTGCCAACGTCCATGTACGGGAAGGGATACAAGAACGGCAACTCCATCTCCACTGTCGAACAGTTCTGGTTTTCAAGCCAAACGTGGGGTTTCTGGGAGCTTGCGGTCAGGCGCATCTCAACACCAGTGGCTTCGGCAGTGTCCAGTCGGTAACCGTTCAGCGGAGTATAGGTCGCCATGAGGGACCCATAGTAAAAGGGTGACCCGTTGATGAGGAACTTCAGCTTCAACTTACATCTCGACAAGTGAAAGCCAGCTAGCTTGTTTTGCATGTTGATGTTTTGGAAGAACAGCTGCCATGGTGCAAAGTCAGTCTTGGCACCGTTGGCCGTGTTCTCGACCCACGGGTAGCTGAATATGAGTTGCGGTCGCATTAGGTAGTTGCCGATGTCTTGCTGAATCTGCATGGCATCAGCGATCTCATCCTTGGAACTCGGAGCCACGATGGTCTCTGCCACGGGTTCATTCTTGAAGACCACCTGCTGTTGGACAACATCAGTAGTGGCAGGAGCCGTGGGACTAGGAACGCTAAGGGTGTCATACTGCACGTCGGCCTGAGCCACGCCATTCCATTTCTCCCGGCGGCGCTTCTTGCGCTGTTGATTGCGAATCTTGCTGATGGCTTGCGCCACCACCTTAGGGGCCATTTCCCTATCGTTGGTGGTGGGTGTCTTTTCTGTTTTGTTGATGTTCTTGCTGTAACCATCGAATTCAGAGACGTGGGTGGTCACATTCCGCACGCTCCTAGGAGCAAGATTTGCACACGGCCGGG